GTTTAGACCGTCAGTACCTCTTTTGCCTAACTCGCCCTGTTTCCCTTTTAGACCCGGTAGGCCATCTACACCATCTTTACCGTCTAGGCCATCTTTAGGCTTAGGGATGTTATTGACTAGGGTTTTTAGTAGGGCGAGTTCAACTGGTTTCATTCTTTAAGACCTCTAGGGCTGCTTTACTAAGCTCTAGGTCAGCTTCCTCTTGAGCAGTAGGCCCTCTAGGCTCAGGTGCTACAGCAGGTTTAGCTGCCTCCTTAACTTCACCCCTTGACTCTTCGTACTGAGTGCGATCTAACTTAGGCAGTTCAGCGTTATGCAACAAAGCGTCAACAATGTCATGCTGGTCAGCCAAGCTGATATCTGCACCGTTAAGGTTACGAAGGTACGCGCCTAGCTCTTTGAGGTCATGGGGAGCAACGTCACCCGCGACTAGCTTAGGCATCAGGTCAGGGTTAAGGTTGTTGAGTTCCCACAGAGGCTCTATGAGCTGCTTGTTAAGAGTATCCACTACCTGAGTGATATAGCTCTCTAAGGCACGTAGGAATAGGTCTGTCTTGCTCTTAGACAAAGCGTAGGAGCCATTAGAACCCCCACCTAGCATCAGGAACTCAGACAAGACGCTACGAGCGATATCATGCTGGTAACGTCTGATGATTGGGTCGATGTCGATGTTACGAGTACCACTAGAGGACATCAGCTCTACGTCAACCAGTCGCTCTCCTGTAGGTGCACCATCCTTATCAGGGTAGGTATCACTAGGGAGAATGATGTAGCCTTGGTCGTTGAACTTGACATCCCGTAGGATAGACTGTAGTTCATTACGGAAGGCGATCTGGCCCTCAGTAGCATCAGGTGAGAGGTACTCAGCAGGTACACGAGCAACAGGGATACCAGCTAACTCTCGCTCAACACCTACAGCCTCAATAGACTGCATATTGTTAAGGTACTGATAGCTAGTATAGGCGTTCCGTAGGATAGACCTACCTGAAGGATCACCATTGATAGTAGTTGTTCTGTAGTAAACAGACTTACGGCTAGGGATGTAGTTCTTACCTGCTCCGTAACCTGTGCTTTGGTAGATACCTAAGATATCTCCAGTTTTATGCTCTACGTCGAACCTGTCGATAGTCCAAGGAGAACGACAAGCTAACTTACGGACACCCATGCGTCCATCAGAGTGCTTTGACTTCTTCTTAGGGTTCTGACCTGAGCCTTCACGACGCTTGTATACCACCTCGAACCAAGAGAACCCATACGACAGAAAGCTCAATGCTTCCGCGATGTGGTCATCAAGAGTGTGCTCCATGTCCTCAAGGATGCTCTCTACGAACTCTTGTTCTTTCTTAGCAGCCTCGCTGTCATCAGCAGCCTTGACGTTGATCTCTACGTCCCGAAGCATCTGTTCAACTGCATACATAACAGCGCCGATTGTGCTGTCGTTGTCGCGCATCTCTCTGAACTTCTTGACAGCCTCACGGCCTTTAAGCTCCCGAAGGAACTCATCTGCACGGATGCCGCCATTATGGACGTTTTGTCCTGCCACACCAAGAATGTTTGTTGATTCTGTATTTGACAGGCTCTTAGCCATTACCTCAGTCCTTTATTACTGCTGTACACGAGTTTTAATTGAGGCTTGCTATAGCCATTAAGCATTAGTTCAGTTAAGGCCCAGACCATTGCGTCTAGTCTGTCGGGAGAGCCGATGGAACCTAGTGGCTCCCATGTACGCATTTGAGTTTCTAGTTCATTAAGGCTAGAACCATCTTCAGGGTTCCTCACGTGATACACTAAACCACGCTCATACAAGGCCGCTACTGGCTCTGCACGAGCATACTTACCCCTAGAGGCCCTAACCATCTTCAGAGGGACGCTCTCGTCCTCTCCGTGGATCGTGTGCTTAACGAGATCACCACCTTGGTTGACTTCAGCCACAACCCTATCAGCCTCGAAGGAATGATAGAGTTCAACAGCCTTAGCAGCCCAACCTTGAGGTGACAACCTGTCAGTATAATCTCCGAGGATATAAGCCTTACCGTTGACATCAACACCAGCTACAATAATACCAGTCATATCAGACTCAGCATTAGAGGTAACAGCAGGGTCAAGTGCTACAACGATACGTGTTAAGTCAGGGATATCTTTTCTGTCTACTTGACAACCGTCTATCGTGTCTGTAGTCCAGAGTGCGCCTTCGTTTTCTTCAAGAACCTCAGCGTAGAGTTCCTGTCGGCCTAGTCTAGTGCCCTCGTACTGATCTTTAACAGCAGTGAGGTATGTATCAGCTAGGTTCGCAGCGTTATCAAAGGTAGACCCTACAGTAATACGAGTTTTAGGGTCTTTTAGTAACTTTCGTACTAATTTAGTAGATTTCGGTGTAGTTGTGACACAAACCTTCGGATGTTTGCCTAAACGAAGGCAGAACTGGAGCATATCCCATGTGTCTTCGTCTTTATTCCAAGCAGCTAACTCATCGCACCAAGCGGCACTGAACTGAGGGCCACGAAGACGCTCAGGTTCTTCTGCTGAGTAGAACTCTACCTTAGCTCCATTAGCCCACGACAGAGTACGCTTAGTAGGGGACCACTCAGGGAACCCCATCTCTTTGTTCTTATAAGTCTTGTCGTACTTAGAGCATAAAGCCAAGAAACCACTCTCACCTTTGACCATAACTCGTTCGATATCAGAGTTCGTAGAGGCTACACAAGCTATACGCTTATGGCCCTCCTTTACCTTCTCTCGTACCCACTGAGCACCAGTCCATGTCTTACCAAAGCCTCGACCACAGTTAAGGAACCATACGTTATGATCCCCTTGAGGTTCTATCTGCTCAGGTCTAGCCCAGAAGGTGTACTCTTTCTGAAGAGCCTCTAGCTGGTTCTTAGACATCTTAGAGAGAGCTTCTTGGACCTGATCGTCAGGCATCTCTCGTAGGGATTGAGCAGTTAAGAACGTGACGGGTTTAGTTAGCATGTTATTCCTCGTTAGTTCCCTTACCTAGAGCAGCCATCAAGGCACTCACTGCACCTTCGTTCTCTTCATCCTCAGTACCAACCTCTTGCTCCTGTACATGGGAACTAGGGGACCAACCAGCACGAGAACGCAGGTATAGCTCTTGAGACTTGAAGTCACCTTCTAATGCTTGGTCAATAACAGTCTTACCAACCTTAGCATCAAGAGTGAACTTAACCTCATCCATATCCTCACGGTACAACTTATAGAAAGTCGTGTAGGACTGAGGAGCATTCTTCATATGGAGTACAGAAGCAAAGATCTGTCTGACAGTAACACCACCACTGATACCTTCTCGTACCTTACGTGCGATGTTAGGGTTCTTAGGGAGTTTAGCCATCAGTAGGCTCCTTATAGTTACCCCGTCACTCACAGCTTAATTGCGGGTGGAAACAGGGTTCCCTCTTAGGGAGGAAATTCATATGTGGGGGATATTATTAATACCACACCTAATAAGTATTCTTAGGGGTCGCTAGGAATCTCCTCTAGGACCACACCATGAATCACATTGGTGTAACTTAAGTATAACTTACTTTACGTAAGAACTTATATCTTAATGATTAATAATTATAGATTATAATACTGTTGTGATTCTTATGTATAACTTAAGTAGCTCTTACTTATATATAGTCACACATTTCAGATCCCACAAGCAGTTTCTTCTCTAGTGCGTCATTTTGTAGCAATATTATACTATACTGTGACATAAATAACACTACTATAGGTATTTTTCCTTTGTTTTTTATTTCTAGGGGTCGCTCCCTATGTGATTCTTGGGGTGGTACATATGAGATTATACGTTCCTTACGTCACCATGTAGGGCGCGGTATCTAAAGAACACGTCTGGGTGGCTAAAGTACATCAACGCCAGAATGACGTAACGTCACTTGCTAAAGTATTTTCTTTCTTTTGGATTCCGAGTGGTCAACCCACACCCCCCGCGAATCACCCGAGAATCCAGAGGGACCCTAATGTCATAGTCCGTAAGAACTCACAACCCCTAGATTCCCCTTGACACCAAAAGAATCACCTCCTGTGGCACTTGTGTCATACTTGTGTCACACTTATGCAACAGGCCAATGAATCTAACCTTATCAATAACTTATGCTGTTGACAAAAGAAATTCCTTGCGCTAGGGGAGGCGAATCGCAGACCTATGTGGTTTCATAACACCCCACAAGGCAATGCCTTACCTATTGTGCATCCACGCACGTTACCAATGTAAACCAATGACAACGTGCAGAAATAGCCAATGCCCCTGACAGTCGATACAAGCGCCACTAGGGGCCATGTAAGGGGTTTAGACTAGGGCAACAACCAAAGCGACATGTATAGTATCAGGAGCAGGCTCATGACGCCTAGTGTGTCACTTAGAATGTTGCGTATTATACTAGCATTCCTTCCCGTAGGTAATTCTGAAATAACGGTCGCCGTGGATGACAGGATCCGATTGAAATACATACCCAACGAAACCTAGTCTTTTCAGGTGGCGCGGTATTGTGCGGTTTGCATAGCGTTGGGCTTGTTCCTTGGTCATACATGCACCGGGATATACTAGCTCTCTCGCGCTTGATCCGTCTGAGTAAACTGACAATTTCATATCAAGACTCCATGCTTGTGATATATTGTTCGATCTCAATATTCAGCGCTTCAACATTGACCACGGCAAACCAAACGGAATCTGTGGCAATAAACGCATAGTCATTTCCAGATATATACGCGTCACAAGATTCACGGATTAGTTCCAACGTGATCGCGTCAATACCTAAGTGATCCAAAGGAACCTCAATTTCACTGACCGGGAAAGCATCTAAAACGATACAATCATATGGCAATGATCCCCATATTGAACTCGGAACCATATCAAAGGTTTCAAGCGCCATATCTGCAAGTATATCTGGCTCCAGATTTTTCCAACGTTTATCAATTCCAAGCAATTCCCATTGGGGCTTATAGGAATCCTTGGCAAAGTGATCTGTTACGCTATGGTCGCGCTTTTCCTCATTGAACGATTGAACCATATCTAGAGTCTTTTGATTGCACCACGACTCGCCCACTAGATGCGCATAGTTTTCGCCCGCGTCTTGATGCTGTGTTTCGTATTCCTCTTGTGACTCGCATAGGTCGTTTATTGCGTCGATTGCGTTTTTCTTTTGTGTTTCTGTTATAGTCATCTTAAGACTCCTTTTCTATGTTTCTGGAAACTAGCAGTTTACTATCTGTTAAGTTAGACTCAATCCAAGAACACAAATCTAACCTTGCAGAGTGTTCTCTTTTATTTCCACCGGTCGTGCTTTCTACTGCAGCCCTATATCCTTTTATGTAAACCAAAACATCCGCCAGCCTATAGTTAAGTTCTTTTAGTTGTTCTTGTGTCATATCAAGACTCCTTTACATATTCTGCCCAACGTGGGCTGTCGCTGATTAGTTGGTTATCAGTTGTGAACGTGGACTCTTGATCCAATAAAACAACCGCCTCTTTATTGGTGGCGCAATTGATAACTACCGCTACCCGCTTGCCAACCTGTGTCACTTGCCAAGAGTCTATGTCGCCATAGGTTGAACCGTTGCGCCGCCACACTTGGCCTGTTTTTAGAATATCCATATCAAGCGCCCTTTCCGAA